CCCAAACCTAGTGATTAAGAGTCACTTGCTCTACCAATTGAGCTAACGGCCCGGAGGCAAATTCCGCTTGAATATACTGGCCTGTAGAAAAATTGTCAAGGTGGCTGCGGTCCTCTTCCCGCCGACCAAAGGCGGAGATCGGTTGTCTGATGCTGACTATTCTGCCCAAGGCCCCTCCCAACTGGTGTTTAAAAGCCCCTTTCCCATTTCCTGGCCTATCTTGCTGCCCATCTTTGGAAAACCCGATTCAACCCCTAACTCTGCCGAGACCAGCTATCTCAAACCTTGCCTCCCGGGAAGGTGTCACCTGGATGAACGAATAATTTGGTTATTTTATTAAGATACGCCATTTACAGCGCCAGCTACCCTTTACAGACTCCCCTGCCACTGATCTGCAATCGTTTTAAGGTGCCATCTCCCGATAAAGCCGTTTTCCTTTTCGATTAGAACAACCTCCTTGGTTTATCCCATTCATTATCCATCTAAATTTCTCTACGCCCACAAATACCCTCGGCATATCCGAGGCCGCCATAGCTGCCGGCGCCGCCAGGCGCGGGAGGTAAGCGCATCCCTGAGGGGGCCAGCATTGGAAACCGGATGGTTGGCTGTTGGAATTCCTCAGCCGCGGCCAAAAAGAGCGAACTGCATCTCTTAACAGGGGGCCTGGCCAGTCAATCCTTTCCTGGGTCAAATGACCTACCTGTGCTGGAAAGTTTAAAGAAATTCAATATGATCAGTCCCACGATCACGATCTGGAGCTAATCAAGGTCTTGGGAATTGTTTTCCGAATGAAACGAGGCAGGGGCCAAGAACTAAATCTGGATGGGCTGATGGTCTGTCATAACCATCATTGCACTTACCCCGGCGTTCCAGCCATGGCGAGAGAAGGGAGTAGGGGATGGGAAAAGATTGGTTTAGCCGGAAGTTTCCCCCGAACCTGGCGCCTGGAGCCGCGGGCATCAGGCGCGAAGAGGGGCGGACTTAGGGCCATGGCCAGATCATCCCTGTTTGAAGGTCTGCTGGTCCGGGACCGGGAGAATTTCCCGCTGCTGCTGGATCGCCTCTACGGCCGCCTGGGCAGCGACTTGGACCGGCTGGAGGTGCAATTCAAGGGTCGCCTCAGCGACCAGGAGAGCCGGCTCAAAAACCTGGAGGCCCGCGTGGAGCACCAGGAGAACTGTCCCTGCCAGGTCCACCGGGACCCGGGGCACAAATGCCCGATCCTGGACATTATGGACCGGCTCAATATCATGCAGCGGCGCATGGCCTGGTACGCCGGCATCTTTGCGGCGGCCACGGCCATTTTATACGCCCTGCCCAATTTGCTGTGGCTGCTCAAGCGCCTTTAATTCAAAGTTCAAGTTTCAAGTTTAAAAACCAGAAAAAACAAGCCGCTTTTGATTTTTCCTGTACGGGCGGGTTTTAAACCCGCCCCTACCTTGAACTTTGAATCTTGAACCTTGAACGGGAGGTTAAATGGATCCTTTGGAACTTCTGAAGAAGGGCGCCCTGGCCAAAAAGCGGGAGCGCTTCCAGGCCCTCCTCATCCGCATCGACCAGCTCATCGCCGCCATCCAGCTCAATACCTTCCGCATCCACGATGAGGACCTGGATTCCATCAAGGAGGACCACGCCCTGGCGGCCGCCGCTGAATTGGCCTCGGTGCTGAAGCTGGCCAGGAAACTGAAGGCGGAGATGGAGGATTGAGCTTTGGGCGACCTCAAGGAACATAGCTATTTAAACCAGGCGGAGCGTCTCTTCGTTCATGAAGGTCGCACCCTGGAGGAGATCACCACCCGGCTCTCGGTGGACCTTACCACATTATTAGATTGGCAGAAAAAAGGCGAGTGGGACAGAAAGCGCAGTGCCCTCCTGGCAAACCCCGAAAATCTGGCGGAGCGGCTGCGCCTGGCCCTGGGAAAGATGCTGGCCGCCTTGGAAAATGGGGAGGAACTGGACCCCAAGGCCTTCGATACCATCGCCAAGGCCGCGACGGCCATCAAAAACCTGGACCGAGGCGGTTACGATTTAAAGGTGGCGGGCCTTAAGGTGATGGAGGACTTCACCGGCTTTTTGAAGGAGCAACTGGGGGAGCCGGGAGAATTGCAGCTTATCGGCTCCCGCATCCGGGCCTGGTTCAGGAGTTTGGAATAGTTCAAAGTTGAAAGTTCAAAGTTCAAAGTTAGAAACCCAGTTTTGACATTGCCTTTGGCTTTAACTTTGAACTTTGAACCTTGAACTTTGAACTATCAACCCTAACCGGAGGAAAAAGAAATGAAGCTGCATCGGATGCAAGCGGTTTTTGCGATGTTCCTGGCCGTGTCCCTGCTGCTCAGCGGCTGCGCGGCCATCGAGAACTTTCTGTGCAGCAACCGGGTGACCATCGAGAACGACATTAGCGCGGCCCAGGCGGCCATCGCCGCGGTGCAGGCCGAATACGGCTCGGTGATCCCGGCCGAGAGCCAGGCCATCATCGCCGCGGCCAACGCGGTGATTAACACGGGGGAAAACATCCTCAACAACGAGGTCTGCCCCACCGACGCGGACGTGCAGACGGTGCAAAACGCCTCCGCCGCCCTGAAACAGGCGAAGATTAAAGCCGGGTGGGTGGCGCCTTAATCAGTAAGCAGTGAGCAGTGAGCAGTAGGGGCGGCTTCTAGCCGCCCTTAGCCCACGGAAAACGGAAAACGGAGAGAAAAGCTATGAGTAATCTTCCAGTGGGACGGCTCGGGCGGAAATACGGGTATACCGGTCCTCAGTTGACCGGCATCAGGGCGGTGCCTTTTGACCGGGTGCGCCCCAAAATGACCCTGGCCCAGGCCCCCCCGGTGAAATATCTCATCACCCCTCCGGTGCGGGACCAGGGGCAGATCGGAGACTGTGTCGAGTTCGCCTGGACCTATTTGAAAAGCGCCAACCTGCTCGTGGCGGGCAAACTCCCCGTATCCGTGTTCTCGCCCCTGGAGCTCTACTACGACTACCGCGACAAGGTGCTGCACGATGTGGCTGACGACGCCGGCTCCGGCGTCATGGCGGTGGGAACTCTGCTAACGCAGGATGGGGTATGCCTCGAAGGCCTGTGGCCTTATAACCCGGCTGATTTTGCAGTTAAGCCGCCTGTTACTGCCTATGCTGACGCCCTGCAAAATAAGTTGGGCTCGGTTCATCCCCTGGAAACCCTGGAGGATATGATCCTCTGCCTAGCGGACGGGTATGGGTTCGTGGCCGGGATCGCGGTTTTCCAGAGCTTCGAGGATGCCTGGGAGAAGGACGGCATTATCCCGATGCCGGGAGCATCTGAAACCTTTCTTGGCGGCCACGGGGTTTTTGTAGGCGGAGGCTATGACCAGGATCAGAGAATCTTCATCGTGGAGAATTCCTGGGGACTTTCCGGAGGGTTGGCAAACCAAAAGGGGTTCTTCTCAATACCTTTCGATTATCTGACTGATCCTGATCTGGTCCTGGAGATTGGCACGGGTCGCTAAAATAGTGCGGCAGGAGGCATAGAGCAGGTATTAGGGAATAGGGGTTAGGGGTCAGAATTTAGTCTTTTCTGATCCCTAATCCCTGATCCCTAATCCCTAATCCCTGAATTTAAAATGCTGACTCTCAAACAAAAATTCACCCAGGCGGAGTTTCAAAGGCGGGCCGATGAGATCTTAGGCCGGCTGTTCCGGGAGGTCACCGCCTTTGGGGACGTGAGCGAATCCGCCAAAAAGGCGCGGCGCGCCCGGAGTATGTCCGACCCCTTCGCCTTCTTCACCACCTATCTCCCCCATTATTTCTCCCAGGAGTTCGCGCCCTTTCATCGCGAGCTGGTGGCGCTTTTGGAGCGGCGGCCCGGCGAAAAAGGTTTTGGGGGGGCGGCGTCCCGCCGCCCTGGGCAGGGAAACCCCGCCCCTGCTACGGAAAACGGAAAACGGAAAACGCTGTCCTGACTCCCGTCGTGGTGGCCGCGCCCCGGGAGTTCGCCAAGACCACCATCACCTCCTTCGGCTACGTGCTCCACCAGGTCTGCCACGGCCTGCGCCACTTCATCATCATCGCCTCCGACACCGAGGACCTGGCCAGCGACCTCACCGGCTATCTCTACCTGGAGCTACTCCACAACGAGCGCCTCAAGTGCGATTTCGGCGAGCTGGTCCGGGACCACTGGGCGGTGGACGATTTCGTCACCCTCACCGACGTCCGGCTCAAGGCCCGGGGCCGGGGCCAGCGCCTGCGCGGCCTGAAGCACAAACAGCATCGCCCCGACCTGATCGTCCTGGACGACGTGGAGAACGACCAGCAGGCCAAATCCCCGGACCTGGTCAAGAAGCTGCTCTCCTGGATCACCGGCGCGGTCTATCCCGCCATCGAGGCCTCGGGCTCGCTCTTCTGGATCGGCACCATACTGGCCCGCAAGAGTGCCCTCTATACCGCGATACACTCCGAGGAGGAGCCCTGGAAACACTGGACCCGCAGGATCTACCGTGCACTCAATGAGGACCCCGGGCGGCAAGATGCCGCCCCTACATCATTATGGCCCTCCCGGCACCCGGTGCCCACGCTCCTGGAGCAGAAGCGCCTCATGGGGTCGCTCGCCTTCAATCGGGAGAAGCAGAACGACCCCGTGGACGAGGAAGGGTTCTTCCAGGAGGCCTGGTTTCGGTTTTACCATCCCGCGGACCTCAGCGGCAAGGACCTGATCGTGGCGGGGTTCTTCGACCCCTCCATCGGCACCGGCGAGACCGCGGATTATAAGGCTGTCCTCACCGTGGGGCTGGAGCGCCGGGAGATGATTTTCTACGTCCTGGACGCCTACATCCGCCGGGGTACCCTGGACGAGGCGTTGCGCGCCGCCTTCATCCGCCACGAGCAATGGAACTACTGGCTCTTCGGGGTGGAGGACAACCTTTTTCAGCGCCTGCTGCTGCGGGAGTTCGACCGGCTGAGTAAAGAGCGGGGCGTCGTCCTGCCGGTCCGGGGCGTCACCGCCAGGACCGCCAAGGAGACCCGGATCTCCCGGCTTTCGGCCCTGGTGGAGCGGGGCCAGATCCGCTTCTGCCGGGGCCGGGGTAACCAGGACCTGCTCCTGGAGCAGCTCCTCTATTTTCCGGCCAAAACCGTGCACGACGACGGCCCCGACGCCCTGGAAGGCGCCGTGGGGCTCCTGGAGGGTGGCGCCAGCATGGGGATCTTCGATTATTACAAAGGGGAGTTTGACACAATGGTGGCCGAGGAGCGCCGTCTTCACGGATAGTTATTAGTGAGCAGTGAGCAGTAAGCAGTAAAAGCAAAGAAAAGGACTTTTTTCAAGGGTTTTAAAAAAGTCATTAAGGCGCTGCCAAAAGTCTAACAAAATGCCAAAAAAAGGATTTTTGTCCTAATCAGATTACTTAATTAAAAAAGCAACTTATAAAGGAAAATCTTTTTGTCTTTTGACTTTACTGCTCACTGCTCACTGCTCACTGCTTACTTGGGATTAAAAAATGGCTGCTGAACCTAAAAAAATTCCTCTTGCTCCGGAGCTAATCAGCGCCGCCCAATGGGCCGCGGGGCGTCGTTTCACGCCCACCGGCACGGGCGGCGCGCCGGGGCAGCCGGACCCGAGCCAGGATTTCTTCGGACCCGGGCTGCCCCTGCCGCCCCTGGCCCCCCCCTCCGCCGCCGGCCGCCAGTTCGACTACCCGGTGGGCTACAATCTGCTGGTCACCCCCCGGGGCGACCTGCCCATCTCGTTTCTGGATCTTAGGAACCTGGCCCAAAACTGCGACCTGGTGCGCCTGGTGATCGAGACCCGCAAGGACCAGATCAGCAAGATGGGTTGGACCATTAATCCCCTGGAAAAGCACGTAGGGGCGGCTTCCAGCCGCCCCGGGCGGGTGAAACCCGCCCCTACCGCCTCCGCCTCAGCCCAAGCGCAGGTGAAGGCGGCCACCGCGCTGATGAAGCGCCCCGACGGGATGCACTCCTTCAACGCCTGGATGCGGATGCTCCTGGAAGACATGCTGGTGATCGACGCGGCCACCCTCTACCCCAGGCTAACCCGCGGGGGCAGCCTCTATGCCCTGGAGGTGGTGGACGGCGCCACTATCCGCCCCATCGTCGATGAGGGCGGCCGCACCCCGCTCCCTCCGGCCCCGGCCTATCAGCAGATCATCAAGGGCCTGCCGGCCACCGACTACACCCGGGAGGAGCTGCTCTATTATCCCCGCAACCTTTTGAGCTGGCGCATCTACGGCTTCTCGCCGGTGGAGCAGATCATCATCATCACCAACATCATCCTGCGGCGCCAGATGCACCTCCTGCAATACTACACCGACGGCAACCTGCCCGACGCACTGATGGAGGTGCCGGAGAACTGGTCCACCGCCCAAATCGCCGAATTCCAGCAATACTGGGACGCCCTGCACGCGGGCAACACCGCCCAGCGGCGCCGGGGCAAATGGGTGCCCCACGGCATGACCCCGCACCTGATGAAGGAGGGGGATCTGAAGTCCCCCATCGACGAATGGTTCGCCCGGGTGGTGTGCTACGCCTTTTCGGTGTCGCCCCAGCCCTTCGTGCAGACGATCAACCGGGCCACCGCCGAGACTGCCCAGGAGGCGGCCCTGAGCGAGGGGCTGGCGCCCCTGATGGAATGGATGGCGGACTTCATCAACTATGTCCTCCAGGGCTTCGGGTTCGACCAGGTGGAGTTCGCCTGGGAACAGGACACCGCCATCGACCCCCAGGTGCAGGCCCAGATCGACGACCTGGACGCGCGCAATGGCATCAGGCTGCGGAGCGAGATCCGGGCCTCCCGGGGCCTGGAGGACGACGGGACCCCGGATTTCATCATGACCGCCCAGAGGGCGGTGCTGGTGAGCGAGATCGGCAAGGAGAGTAGTGGCACAGGCGTCTCGCCTGTGGCGCCTCCGGAAGAGGAAACGCTTCCGGAAGAGGAAGCGGCGGCGGAAGGCAAAGGGCAAAAGGTAGGATTGGCCCCTTAGCAGAGACAAAATACGGTAAACGGCAAAACAGAAAAAAACCAGAGGGATTATGCAAAAGGAATATCCCCACCCTGACCCGCCCGGGCCGCCGCCTGCGCCCGTGAATCTCAAGATCGAGGCGGTCATCACCTGCGTCTCCTACGGCGATTATCTGGCCTGGACGCTGCCGGCCAATAAGCAGCACTTCAACCGCATGGTAGTGGTCACCCGGCCCGACGATAAGCTTACGCAACAATTGTGCGCCTATTACCACGTCGAGTGCTACCCCACCTACGACTGGCACCGGAATGACGACGCCTTCAACAAGGCCAAGGGCATCAATTACGGCCTGTCGCAATTGGCCAAAGACGGCTGGGTGGCGCACCTGGACGCCGATATCTACCTGCCGCCCCGCACCCGGGCCATCCTGCAGCGCATCTCTCTGGACCAGGCCTCCCTTTACGGCATCGACCGCATGGAGTGCAAGAGCTTTGCCGATTGGATCAAGTTTCTGGGAGCGCCGCCCCTTCAGCACGAATGGCAGATCTTCGTCCATCCCCGGCCCTTCCCGCTGGCCGTGCGCATCGCCACGCTGGACCGGGACGGCTATGTGCCCATCGGCTTTTTTCAATTATGGAATCCCAAGGGCTCGGGGGTTTCTTATTATCCCGAGCACCATACCACCGCGGCCCGGAGCGATATGCTGTTCGCCATGCAGTGGCCCCGGGATAAGCGCCATTTGCTTCCGGAAATCATCGCCATCCATCTCGAAAGCGAGTGCGTAGAAATGGGGGCCAACTGGGAAGGAAGGCAGACAAAACCCTTCAGCCTGTAAGGGCCGGTACGGGCGGGTTTAAAACCCGCCCGTACCGGCAAAATCAAAATCAAGGGAGCCAAAGGAGAGGTGGCATGAAAAAGCTATTCATTTTCGCACTGATGGTCTTCATCGGGTGCTGCCAGGTTCCCATTTCCAAGGCCCAGGCGCAAACGCTGGTCCCCTTCGAGATGATGCCGGACAGCCTGGGCCACGCCACCACCCTGGTGCCGCCCGCCGGCCGGTTCATCACCAACCACTCCCTGACGGCGAGCACCGCCAAGACCATCACGGTGCCGGCCGGCGCCAACTGGGTCAACTTCTCGCCTTCGGCGAACCTGTGGGTCAATTTCAGCGGCGGGACTGCCGTGATCCCGTCGGCGGACGTCACGGACGGCTCGGGGACCTACTTCAACCCGCCCATGATGTATGTAGGGCCGATCTATGCCGGAGGGGTCGCCCTCTATCCGGCCCTGACCACGATCAGCGTCATATCCGACACCACCTGGGTCTTGACGGCCATGTGGTACAGGTAGGGAGAGTGAGCAGTGAGCGGTGGGCAGTTAGCAGTAAAAGTAAAGGCAAAAGCAACCCCAAAAGCAAAAGCTGCGGGACCGCACTGCTCACTGCTTACTGCTCACTGCTCACTCAAAGGGAGCGAGGCATGAAAAAGCCGATCATTAAATTGCTGCCGCGGCTGCTGCTATCCGGGCTGCTGCTCTCCATCTGCGTGGCCGCGGGGCCGTATAACCCGCCGATACCGCCAAAGCCTATGGTCTATCCCGGCGCCGGCGTCCCCATGAGCACCGGCTCCGCCTGGGGCACTTCCTACACAGTGGGGACGGCTGCTAATAAGCTGGTGCAGCTTAACAGCAGCTCGCAGCTTCCCGCAGTCTCCGGTGCCTTACTCACGCACTTGCCTGCCGGCATGGTTTACCCTGGGGCCGGCATAGCCATATCCGCAGGCTCGTCTTGGGGAACCAGCCTAACCCCCCCAGCCAGCGCCATCGTAGGAATCTCCGATACTCAGACTCTATCGAACAAGAGCTTCGGCTCCGGGATGACCTGGCCGACGCTTAACCAGAGCACTACCGGCGCAGCCGGCTCGGTAACTGGAGAAACCTTCCCCGCCAGCGGCCTCATTGTCGGCACCACCGACACGCAGACCCTCACCAATAAGACGCTGACCGATAGCTCCAATGCTTTTCCTGCTAACTTCGTAACAACGGGCGGAACCCAGACCATCACCAATAAAACCCTGACCTCGCCGACCCTAACGACTCCGGCCCTGGGGACTCCCGCTTCGGGGAACCTGGCCAATTGCACCTTTCCGACCCTGAACCAGAGCACCACCGGCGCAGCCGGCTCGGTAACTGGAGAAACCTTCCCCGCCAGCGGCCTCATTGTCGGCACCACCGACACGCAGACCCTCACCAATAAAACCCTGACCTCGCCGACCCTAACGACTCCGGCCCTGGGGACTCCCGCTTCGGGGAACCTGGCCAATTGCACCTTTCCGACTCTTAATCAGAGCACTACCGGCGCAGCAGGCTCGGTAACCGGAGAAACCTTCCCCGCCAGCGGCCTCATTGTCGGCACCACCGATACGCAGACTCTTACCAACAAAACGCTGACCTCGCCGACCCTGACGACTCCGGCTCTGGGGACTCCGGCCTCGGGCACCCTGACAAATTGTACCGGCCCTTGGCAGCCCCTCCCCATCAATCAATACCAGCTTACCGGCGGCACGGCCATGTCCGCTCCCTCCATCGGCACGGCGGGCGCAGAATGGCGCTACCATGTCGGCACCAACGGCTCGGGGACCAACACCGGGATAACCGCAGCGACCACGATCCCGGCCCCCTCCGGGACGGCAGTGGACGGCCAGGTCGGCTACATCACGATATTGAGCGATTCGGGGTCGCACAGTTTGACCTGGAACGGTGCTTATCTTGCCGGGACGACTGTTTCTCTGCCGGCTACCACGGTGGCCAGCCAGGAATTGGCCTGCGGATTCCGCTATGACCTGGTGCGGGGCGGCTGGCTGTTATTAGCCGGCGCCGGGGGATTTTAAATGAACACTCGCAAGCTCGCCATCATCTTCCTGGCCCTGGCCTTCCTCTGCCTGGCGGGACTGGTCTGGTCGGCCTCTGCCACGACCTATTATGTTGACAATTCCTCGAATATCTCCGGCACCTTCACCTCCGGCACATTCAGGACACCTACCTCAAGCGTGCCAGGAGAGTATGTCGTCCAGACGAGTTCCGGCGCTACCGCCAAGGTGGTGGGCACCGTGGGCACCTCCGCCCTGACGGTCAACAATATTACCGGCTCTCCTGACAGCTCCGACATCTGGACCGGCCAATCGAGCGGGGCGGTCTTTACTCCGGTGGCCTCTCCGGTGGTCAATGGCTCAGACTCCAATAACGGCACTTCCACCAGCACCCCCTGGTTGACCATCGCCCATGTCAATGCCCAATCATCCCTGGCGGCGGGTAGCACCGTTTTATTTAGATGCAGTTGTATTTGGCGTGAACAGTTGACCGCGCCAACTTCGGGAAGCAGTGGTAGCCCTATTACCTTCGGGAGTTACGGGACTGGGACTCAGCCTGATATTAGCGGGGCCAATCTTTACACCACCTGGACCACAGAGACAGCCAGTGGCACTAACTTCACCACAGACGCCAACATTCAGGGATATTGGTATTTCGAGCAGAACGGTAATGATGGAACCTCCAATGGCAATAACCTGACGAACAATAGCAGTGTGACGTTTAGCAGCACCCATGTCCAGGGCAGTTATTCCGCAAATTTCAGCGGTTCTAATTATTTCAGCAGGGCGAACGCCAGCCTAAGTGCTGCATTTCCGGGTAAAAGTAGCTATGCCTATCCTGCGGTTACAATGGGAATCTGGATTAAGCCCAGTTCCGTCCCCGGGGCCCTGTGGGGGATAATGGGGACTGACACGGGTTATAACCAGAACCTGTCTCTCACAATCAATAGTGGTGGCAAGGCAAACTTTTACATTAGGGATAGCGGCGGTACCACGCATGATATTGCGTCCGATGCTGCTATTCCTACCACAGGTTTCACTCTCGTCGTGGGGAGATGGAACCCCGCTGCAACTGCCAATGAAATATCTATATGGGTTAATGGCGTTAAACAGAGCACTACGGACACAATGACAGCACCGGCATCGGGCACTAACAGCACTTTTGATATTGGAGCCATTACCAATAACGGCGGAAATAATTATTTTACGGGGCTAGGTGATGAGGGCTTTATTTTTAACCGAGGTTTGAGCGATGCGGAGATACCCAGCATTTGTACTTTTGGCCTTGATGGCACCAGAAATAATAGCACCCTTTATTATACTCCTTATTCCACAGCACCTAACCAGGTATTTCGTGACGGAGTGCGGCTGACTCTTGCCGCCTCAAAGGCCGCTTTGGCAACCGGGCAATACTGGTTAGACACCACCAACTTACGGATTTATGTTTATGACAACCCCTCGGGTCACATGATGGAGGCCAGCCAGAGGAATTATTGTATTACAACGAACAATCAGCTTTATTTGACATTTCAGAATTTGCTGGCCGAGAAAAGCAACACAGCACTTTCCTATGGTGGTAATTTATACCTTTATACCAGTAATGTGACTTGCGGCTATACAGTTTCAGGAGTAACCAGTCAATATAGTTTCATTCATGGCTTTGCTGTTGTGGACGCTAATAATGCCGCTATAAGTAATTGTATATCTCAATACAATGGCTCAAGCGGCTATTATGGATATGTCGCACCCGGATTAAATATAACATATTGCCTGGCTCATGATAATGGACAATTACAAAATAATGCTAATGGGGGATCATTTTATCTTGATGGAGGCCCGGCATGGTCAGGGGCTACAATACAGTATTGCACCGGCTACAATGAAGGACTTCCTAATTACAGTAATGCTTCTTATTGCACAAACGGATATTTTTTCACGAATGATGTTCCTATTACTAATCTGATTCTGAGCTATAATAAATTCTATAACACTGTGGGTATCGGCCTTTCGAGTCTGACTAATGGCAAAATAAATTATAATGTGGGCTATAACAATGTAGTGGGTATAGAGGCGATGACCTCATCGGGGCAGGTGTTAAGCGGCAATCATATCTATAATAATACTTTCTACAATCAAGCCAGCTACAATCCCAACTACTATTACGGGTTTTTCCCGGGAATCGCCCTGTATGGCGTCAACGGGCAGGCCAACTCCTGCATAAACAATATCATCAAGAACAATATCGCTATCGGTTTCGCAAAAGGAACCGGAAGCGGCAATCCGCCGGCTAACCTTGCGGTAGGGTACGGTGGAGAGAATGACGGTACGATGGGGCATGGGAATGTTTACACTTATCAATGCTTGGGACCTGATGCGACTCAATTTATTCAGTGCGGCGGAGGGGAACCGGGGACAGCAGGGAATACCTACTATTCCAGCTACTCAGCCTGGCAAGGTGCATCAGGAATGGGCGCAGGTGTGTCAGACCACTATGTTGATGCCGACCCTGCCTTCGTCTCCACCTCCACCCCCGACTTCCACCTTACCCCCCTGTCTCCCTGCATCAACGCCGGGGTGAACGTGGGGCTGACCCAGGATTATGATGGCAGGCCGGTGCCCATCGGGTCTGTGCCGGAGATCGGGGCTTACTCGACCACCAGGGCGCATGGAAACTTTGCGGGGTTTTAAAGGAAGTGAGCAGTGAGCAGTGAGCAGTGAGCAGTAAAGGCAAAAGCAAAGGCCAAAGCAAAAAACACTGATCACTGATTACTGATAACTGATCACTGAAAGGGAGGTTATATGCAAAAAATCATGTTCGCCCAATTCGTCAAGGTCAATGAAGCCACCGGGGAGTTCACCGGCATCGCCGCGGAGGAGATCCCCGACCAGGCCGGGGAGATCTTCGACTACGAGGCCTCCAAACCCCTGATCAAGGCCTGGTCCGACGATTCCTTCGAACACAGCGGCGGCAAATCCCGGGGCAACCTCCGGGCCATGCACGACCCCAAAAAGGCCGCGGGCCTGCTCACCGCCATCATCTTCAACGACGCGGCCAAGCGCGTCGAGGTCAGCGGCCAGGTGGTGGACACGGAGGAACTGGCGAAACTGACCAAAGGCGTATATACCGGGCTGTCCTTCGGCGGCTCCTACGCCTGGCGCAAGCAGGAGGGCATCCACGTGCGCTATGCCGCCAAGCCGGTGGAGCTGTCCCTGGCCGACAAGCCCTGCGTCCCCACCGCCCGCTTCACCCTGGTGAAGGCCGATGGCTCCGAGGTGGAGATGGGCTTTGAAAAAGTTGCGGCCCGGGCCGACACCGACCCTAAGGAAGGCGAGAAGAAATACGGGGACGTGAAGTTCGCCGACGAGAAAAACAAGAAATATCCCATCGACACCGAGAAGCACATCCGGGCGGCCTGGAACTACATCAACAAGGCCAAAAACGCCGCCAAATATGACGCTGAGGACCTGAAGACCATCAAGGGCAAGATCATCGCCGCCTGGAAGAAGAAGATCGACAAGGAGGGCCCGCCTTCGGCGGACAAAACCCAGGGATCAGGGATCAGGGATCAGGGATTAGAAAAAACCCCTAACCCCTTGTCCCTAACCCCTGCCTTTCACAAGGGCCTCTACCAGGTGAGCTGGTTCGCCCAGCTTCTCGAATCCCTCACCGACCTGGCCACCGGCCTCGATTGGGAGGCAGCCGCCGAGATGGACGACTCCCCGCTGCCGGGGCAGTTCAAGGAGTGGCTGGCCGCGGGCTGCGAGATCCTCAAGGCCCTGGCCGCCGAGGAGCTGGACGAGCTGCTCAGCGACCTGAGCAAGGCCAGTGGCGCAGGCGTCTCGCCTGCGGACCTTAAAAAGGCCGGCGCCCGCCACAGCAAGGCCGACCAGGACCATATCCAGGCCGTCCATGACCACTCCGTCTCCCTTGGCGCCGACTGCCCCGCGGAGAAAGTCGTAGGGGCGGGTTCTACCCGCCCTGACGAGAATCTAGCAAAAATCCTCATTTTCAAAAATGAGGAATTGGCCAAGGTGCGGGCCGATTTCTTGGATCTCGAAACCAGGCATTCGCGGCTCGAAGTCAAGCACGAAAAGCTCGAAGTCGAGCACGAAAAGCTCAAGGCCGAGCCGGCCCCGGCCAAGGGCGCCCTCAAGGCGGTCCCCAAGGAGGCGGACGTCCTGGATAAGACCACTGAGACCGAGGAGCCTAAAGACGCCCTGGGCGAGATTGTGGCGTCCCGGCAAAGGCCGTTTTTAATCAAGTGAGCAGTGAGCAGTGAGCAGTAAAGGCAAACGCAAAAGATAAAGCCGTAAAATTCTCAGTTCCCAGACCAATAGGAGGCTATAATGAACCCCACTGCTGAAACCCTCGAACTTCTGAAAAGCGCCAAGGTCCTGGACGCTGCCGAACTTGCCAAGGCGGGCATTACCATCGCCCAGGGCCTGGTGGCCTACGACCTGGAACCCGCGGCCAAAAAACTCTATCCCTTGATCACGCCGCTGCGGAACAGCATCTCCCGGGTCGGCGGCGGCGTCGGCACTGCGGTGCACTGGCTGTCGGTCACCGGCATCAACGTGGCTCGCCTCTCCCCGGGCGTCTCCGAGGGGAAGCGCGGCGGCGCGGTGTCCCTGAACACCACCAGCAACATGGCGGCCTACAAGACCCTGGGCCACGAATCGTTCGTGACCTTCGAGGCCGAAGAGGCTAGCCTCCCCGGCACCGACAACCGGGCTCTGGCGATCCTCACCACCCTGCAATCCCTGATGCAGTCCGAGGAAATGGTACTCCTGGGCGGCAACGGCGACCTGGCCCTGGGGCCCACCCCCATCCCAACCCTGGCGGACGTGCTCACCGGGGGCGCCCTGGCCGCCAACACCGCCTTTGCGGTGGTCTGCGTGGCCCTCACCCTGGAAGGCTACCTGGCCGCCTCGGTGCCCAGCGGCATTCAGTTGAACATCACCCGCGACAACGCCGACGGCAGCACCGACACCTACGGCGGCGGCGCGGCCCAGGCGAGCACCCCGGCCACCCTCACCACCGCCAACGACGGCAACGCCACCCACGGCCTCAAGGCCAGCGTGGCGCCGGTCAACGGCGCGATGGCCTACGCCTGGTTCTGGGGGCCGGCCGCGGGGCCTCAGCTCTTAGGGGCCATCACCACCATCAACAGCGTCCTCATCCTGGCCGCGGCCTCGGGGACCCAGACCGCCGCCAGCCTCCCGGCCGCGGACAACAGCGTCAATGGCCTGCTGTTCGATGGCCTCATCACCCAGATCTGCACCCCCGGCTCCGGCTCCTATGTCTACCGGATGGCCACCGGCACGCCGGGGACCGGAACCCCGCTGACCCCCGACGGGGCCGGTGGCATCGTCGAGATCAACGAGGCCCTGGAGGCCTTCTGGAACAACTACCGCCTGAGCCCGGATATCATGTACGTCAACGCCCAGGAGCTGCTGAACATCACCGCCAAGGTGATCGCCGGCGGGGGCGCCCCCCTGTTCCGCTTCAACGTGGACGCCCAACAGGGCGCGGTGGCCGACGTCACCCTGACCGCGGGCTCGGTGATCGGCTCCTATCTCAACAAGTTCACGATGGGCGGCGGCCAGTTGGTGCGGGTGATGCTGCACCCCAACCTGCCGCCGGGCACCATCCTCTTCCGGTGCGAGCGGATTCCCTATCCACTCACCGACGTCACCAACATCATCCAGGTGAAGACCAGGCGGGAATACTACCAGATCGAATGGCCGATCCGGACCCGGCAGTGGGAGAGCGGGGTCTATTACTCCGGCGTGCTCCAGAACTACTTCCCGCCGGCCTTCGGGGCGATCTTCAATATCGGCAACGGCTAAAAAAAGTGAGCAGTGAGCGGTGAGCAGTGAGCAGTAAAGGCAAAAACATCAAGATCTTATTGATTACTGGTTACTGATTACTGGTTACTGATTACTGATAACAGGAGGCTAAAATGGTGCGATTAAAAGCCGATCCCGCCGCGGGCGGCGTGAGCTACAACGGCCAGGAGTATCCCGTGGTCAAGGGCTATGTGGAGGTGCCTGACGAGGCCGCCCGGGAGCTTCTCGGCTTCGGCTGGGGGTTTACCCTGGCCTCCCGGCAGCCGGCCCCGGAGGCGCCCCAGGGGGGGAACGGCGAGCCTGCCCCGGAGGAGGCTCTTCCGGAAGGCAAAACCAAAAGGTAGGGGCAGCTTTTAAAGCTGCCCTCACAATAGGTGGCAAAGATGGCGGAATTATCCCCGGAAGCGAAAAAGATGATTCATGCGGATAAGTACCGCCGCAAAGTCGATCCGGTCCAGAAGTGCACCGAGATCATCGAGGCGGCGCTCAAGGAATACGGCTGTAGTTTTCAGGTGGTAATGGTCCCCCAGGTGATGGTTGTAAAAGCAGGGGCCAGGGGTCAGGGATCAGGGTCTTCTAACCTCTAACCTCTAACCCATAACCCCTGGAGGTTCTAAATGGATCTCACCACACTGGCCAACGCCAAGCAATGGCTCGGGATTTCGAGCGATACCGACGACGACCTGCTGACGCGCCTGATCACCGCGGCCAGCTTCTTCATCGAGACCTACCTGAGCCGCCGCCTGGGCAGCCAGGATTACCTGGAGATCAGGGACGGCACCGGCGGCCAGGTCATGAACTTTCGGGAGTACCCGGTGACCGCGGTGGCCGGGGTCGCGGTGAACGGCGTTTCCCTACCCCCGGCGCCGGACACCGTGACCCCAGGCTATCGCTTCACCCGGACCCAGATCATCTTGCAGGGCCATCGCTTCACCCAGGGCTACGGCAACGTCACCCTGAACTACACCGCGGGCTATGGGCCGCCCACCGGCGGCTGGTTCGAGGACGCCTGGCTTACCGCCGGGGAGGGGGATGCGATCTTCCCCTTCGACCTGGAGCAGGCGTGCATCGAATTGATCTCCTGGCGCTACAACGAGCGCCAGCACATCGGCCAGAGCGGCAAATCCCTGGAAGGGGCCAACGTCACCTACAGCGTCCAGGACCTGCCCCCGGACGTCAAAACGGTGCTGGACCGTTACCGCCGCGTGACGCCGGTGTAGCGAGTGAGCAGTGAGCAGTGAGCAGAAAAGGCAAAAGGCATGAGGATGGAAATAAAAACCGTCAGATTTTTAAACTTTGGCGAAGGGGTTGTTGAGGCCATCCGCAAAGCCAGCGCGGTTCTGGATATTAAGGAAATCCCCTGGCGGAAGATCTTCGCGGCGCTTTATTTGTAATTAACAGGCAATAATTGACCTGAAATTTCTGGGAACCGGGAACCGGGAACTAACCATGATTAAAGCCTGGATTGTAGGAACCGAAGGAGTGATCGGCCGCCTGGACCAGATCCCAAGCAAGGTGGCCGCGGCGCTGCGCCGGGCGGTGGAGGCCGAGGCCATCAAATTGACCGCCTACGTCAAGGAGCAGAAGCTCAGCGGGCAGGCGTTGAAGACGCAAACCGGCACCCTCCAGCGCAGCATCAATTATCAACTCCAGGATGAAGGCGACCGAATCGCAGCCACGGTGGGCACCAACCTGGTCTATGCCGCCATCCACGAATATGGGGGCACCACCCGGGCCCACGTCATCGAGGCCCGCAAGGGCAAGGCCCTGGCCTTCCAGATGGGAGGCCAGGACGTGTTCTTCAAACGGGTCAACCATCCGGGCTCGCACATGCCGGAGCGCTCCTTCCTGCGCTCCTCCCTGGAGGAGAACGCCGGCAGCATCAAAGCCGCTATTGAGCAGGCCGTGGCCGAAGGAGTTAAAGCATAGTGATCAGTGATCAGTGGCCAGTAATCAGTAAAGGCAAAAACCGGAACCCGGGACTGGGGATTCTGATCACTGATCACTGATAACTGATAACTGGGAATGAAGTCATGGACCGCGAAGCCATATACAGCGCCCTTTTCGCCCTTCTCTCCACCATCCCGGGGATCGTCACCTTCAGCCGCCGGGTGCGCCACTGGACCGACGTGCCGCCGGTGGAGCAGCCGGCCCTGATCCAGGAGCAGTTTGAAGAGAGCGCCCGCTACGTAGGCCGGGCCTTTCCGGCCAAATGGACCCTGAGCCTCAACCTGGCCCTCTACGTCAACGTGGGCAACGATCAGCAGGCCGCCCCCTCACAAACCCTCAACCCCCTCCTGGACGCGGTGCTGGCCGCGCTGCTGCCGCCCCCGGGCCAGGAGGAGCAGACCTTAGGCGGCCTCGTTTCCCATTGTCGGCTCAGCGGCAAGGTGCTCATCGCCGAGGGAGGGTCCCTGGGCCCCCAGGCCGCGGCCCTGATCCCGGTGGAGATTGTTGTCAGTTAGCAGTGAGCAGTGAGCAGTAAAAGCAAAAACATCAAGACCTTACTGATTACCGATCACTGATTACTGATTACTGAAAATGGAGGCTGATATGACCGATGAACCGCAGGAAAAACCCGGTGGCGCAGGCGTCTCGCCTGCGCTTCCTGAAGCGCAGCCGGCTCCGGAGCCCGCACCTTCACCCGCGCCTGCGCCGCAGCCCCCAACCGCGCCTGCGCCTCAACCCGCGCCTGTGCCCGGATCCGCGGCCGTCTTGCTGGTGGAGCGCTGGTGGCAGGATTGGTTCCCCTCGTCCCCGGTGAGCCGGGACTCGGCTGCCTGGAACCACGCCTACCAAGCCAAGGAAGATTTGAAGAAGAGACTGGCGAAATAGCCAGTAATCAGTGATCAGTGGCCAGTGGCCAGTAAAGGCAAATTCACTGGTTACTGATTACTGATCACTGATCACTGATCACTGACCAAAGGAGGCCATCATGCCAAAGCAATTCTTCTTCGGGGCCGGGGCCCTTTACGGGCTGGACAATTCCACCCCGACTCCCACCCCCGTCAAATTCGGCACCTTGCAGGACGTCTCGGTGGAATTCTCCGCGGACGTCAAGGAACTTTACGGCGCCAACCAGTTTCCCGCCCATATCGGCCGGGGCAAGAACAAGATCACCTGCAAGGCCAAGCTGGGCCAGATCCAGGGCGCCATGCTGAACGTCCTCTATTTTGGGCTGCCCAAGAACACCGGCGAGCTGCTGTCGGCCCAGAAGGAGGCGGCCCAGATCCCGGCCGCTACGCCCTTCACGGTCACCGTGGCCAACGGCGCCGCCTTCGCCCAAAATCTGGGGGTGGTCTATGCCGCCACCGGCGCCCCCCTGACCCAGGTCCCCAGCGCCCCCGTGGCCGGGCAATACAGCGTGGGCGCCGGCGGGATCTACACCTTTGCCGCGGCCGACGAAGGCGCAGCCATCCTCATCGACTACCTTTACACCTCGGCCACCACCGGGGGCACCATCGCCATCAGCAACCAGCCGATGGGCCTGGCGCCCACTTTTAAGGCAGTCTTGACCGGCGTCACCGACGGCAAGACCATGACCCTGATCCTCAACCAGTGCATCAGCAGCAAGTTGACGCTGCCCACCAAGAACGAGGATCACCTGATCGTGGAATTCGACTTTTCGGCGATGGCGGACGACAACGACCAGGTCGGCACATTAACGGTGACGGAGTAGGCAAGACAGTGATCAGTAATCAGTGGCCAGTGATCAGTAAAGGCAAAAACTGATCACTGATTACTGATAACTTGGAGACCATAATGGAACCGAAACTCGACGGCGTGCCGCTGCGCCTGGGGGATAAAGATTACGTCCTGCCGCCGCTCAACCTGGCGGCCCTGGAGAAATACTGGCCGGTGATCGAGTCCTGGGGCGAGCCGCCGGCATCACTGGTGCAGCGCCTCTCCGAGGCGGCGGAGTTGCTGCACGCCGCGCTTTTGCGCAATTATCCGGAGCTCACCCTGGCCGAGGTAAAGGAGGGCCTGGACCTGGCCTCGTTTCCGGCCATCCTGCCCCAGCTCCTGGAGGTGAGCGGCCTGACTCGGCGCCCCCCGGGGGAACCGCAGGCGGGGAGCGTCCCGACTGGGGCTATCTCTATGCCCGGGTAATCAGCCTCACCGGCTGGACCTGGGAATACATCGGGCAGCAGCTGACGCTGCCCCGCCTTTACGAGATGCAGCGCTACTGGGAGCAGCATCCCCCGGTGGGCGACCTGGTGGCCGCCTACCTGGGGTACCAGGGGCCGAAAACCGAAAACCGAAAACCGAAAACCGGCCCTTATGGATCGCCCGAGGAGCTGATGGCCACCTTCAGCGCCTCCGGCGGCAAGGTGAAAGGATAGCTTTTTACAGAGACAGCAAACAGAAAACAGTAAACAGAAAATAGGCTTTCCTATGGCTGACGACTCCCAAATCGAAGTTCTCATAAGCGCCCAAGCCGACGCATTGAAAGACGGCATGGAGCAGGCCAAGACCGCGGTGAGCGACGCCACCGCCGAAATGAAGGCCTCCCTGGAGCAGGTATCGGCGGCGAGCGCCGTCAGCGCCTCTTCCATCATAGAGTCCATGAAGCGGGGCGGGGGGGCGGCGGCGGCAGCGGCCGGATGGAGGAATGGCGGCAGGAATTGGAGGAGATCAAGGAAGAGGGAAACCTCCTGGAGCAATCCAAGGCCCAGGAGCGCGCCTTCTGGCAGGAGAAGTTAAATCTCTGTGAGCAAGGCTCCGCGGATTACCGCCAGGTGAAGCACCGGCTCTACGAGCTGGACGTGGCCGACGCCAAACAAGCGGTGCAGCTGCAAATCGCCCAGATCAAGGAGCAGATGGCCGGCGAAAAGGAATCCTGGACCCAGCGCCTGGCCGATCAGGACCGGATCGTCGCCATCAACGCCCAGTCCTACGGCAAGGATAGCCTGAATTATCAAAACGCGGTGAACGAGAAAAAGAAGATGCAGGAGGAGGCGGACAAGGCGGACCGGGAGTTGGCCGATAAGCGCCTGGAAAATTCCCTCAAGCTGGCCCGGATGGATATTGAGGCGCAGAAGGAGAAATATAAGCAAGAAAAAGACTTGGGCTTGATCTCCGCCAGCGAGGAACTGGTCCTGGTTAAGGCCCTGAAAGAGCAGGAGATCGCCCTGGAGAAGCAAAACTTCGAGCAGCGCCAGACCATCTGGACCCAGTACCCCAAGAAGATGGCCGAGATCCTGCAAGAGGTCCAGGTCGCCGAGAAAAAGAACGCCCTGGAAATCCAGAAGATAGAGGCCCAGGCGGCCCAGGACGTGGAGAATAAGTGGAAGGCGGCCCTGGCCCCCATCGATTCGGCCATGACCACCGCCATCAACGGCATGATCCAGGGCACCCAGAACCTGCAAAGGGTGGTGGGCCATATCCTCCAGGACATCCTCGCCTCGTATATCAACCTGGCCGCCAGGAGCCTGCAGAACTGGATCGCCACCGAGGCGGCCAAGCTGCTGTCCACCCAAACCACCTCCGCCCAGGTGGTCGCCGCGGAAACCGCGGCCGCCCCTGAAGCCGACGCGGCCCAGGCCCTGGCCGACATTCAGGCGATCCAGGGCTCCGCGGCCCAGGGCGCCGCGGCCGCCTATGCGGCCATGGCCGGCATCCCGGTGGTGGGGCCGGAAATGGGGGCGGAGGCCGCGGCCCAAACCTATGCGGCCATCATGGCCTATGCGGGGATGGTCCCCGCCGCCGCGGGCGGCTGGGACGTGCCCGCCGACTCTCTGGCCTACCTCCACAAACAGGAGATGGTCCTCCCCGCCTCCCTGGCCGAGGGGGTACGGGGCCTGGTGGCCGGCGGCGGGCGGGATGCCCGCCCCACGGGCGGCGACGTTCACTTTCACGTCAGCGCCATGGATGGCAACTCCGTCAAAAGTTTCTTCAAGAACAACCGCAACCACGTGGCCGAGGCGGTCAAATCCGCCATGCGCGACGGCCGGAGATTGAAATGACCTGGCATGTAGGGTGGGCATGGGCCCACCAATTCCTTTTGCCTTTAACTTTGAACTCTGAACTTTGAACCTTGAACTGAGCCTTTTATGAGCGACGCCATCTTCCCCATGCTCCGGGGCTTCACCTATCCGGTGATCAAAAAGCCCACCTTCTCCACCATCGAGCAGGAGGCGGTGAGCGGCATTAAAAAGCACATCGCCAACTGGGTCTATCCCCGCTGGCAGATCGAGATCCCGGTGGAATTCCTGCTGGACGACGTGGCCCACGACGAGCTGAAGACCCTGGTGGGCTTCTTCCTGGCCCGCCAGGGGCGCTTCGACAGCTTTCTCTTCGACGATCCCGATGACGATTTTATTGCCGGGCAGGAGATCGGGATCGGGGACGGCGCCGCCACCGCCTGGCAACTGGTGCGGGCCTACGGCGGCTTTATCGAGCCCTGCCTGAATATCAAGAGCGCCCCGGTCCCGGTGGTCTATCTCAGCGGCGCGGCCCAGGCCCCCTCGACATACGCCATCACCTATACCAACTCGGGGCTGCTCACCTTCACCGCGGCCCCGGCCGCGGGCGCGGTGATCACCGCCGACTTCGGCTACTACTGGCGCTGCATCTTCCAGGAGGATTTAAGCGAGTTCGACAAGTTTATGAACCAGCTTTGGGAGCACAAGGGAGTCAAGATAGAGACCGTGAAGTAGGGGCTGGTAGGGGCGGGTTTAAAACCCGCCCTTACACCCGCCCCTACTGGCGCCTCTGCGGTGAATGGGAGACTCGCCATGAAAATTGCCCTGATTTCATTCTTCTGCTATGCGGTCGGCTTGCTTTGCGGCTTTGTCCTGGCCGCCGTGCTGGGGGCCAGGGCCGCGGCCGCTTACGGCGAGCGCCTGCGGCGCCAGATTGCCGAGGAGGCCCTGGAGCACGATTACGGAACCTTGGATTCGCCTTTGACTTTAACCGCAAACCGCAAACCGCAAACCGGCCCTTATGAAATCCGTCACCTCAGCCCTGGTCGATCTCCTCCGCAGCCGTGATCCGGTGCTGGCCTTCGACCTCTATCAATTCACACTGCCCGGCGACACGGTGCTCTATTACGGCACCGCCGACGTGCCCATCGTTTATAACGGCAACACCTACGGCGGCTCCGTGCGCTTCGACCGCTCCCAGATCGATCTGAAGGCCGGCCTGGAGGCGGACAGCCTTACGGTCAAGGCCTACGCCAGCCCCACCGATCTGGTCAACGGCGTCCCCTTCCATCAATTCCTGCGCCAGGGCGGATTCGACAACGCCTATCTGCTCCTGCAGCGCGCCTTCTATCCGCACCCCGGAGGCTTGTTCGTGGACGGCTGGTTTACCCCTCCTGGCTGGCTGCTGGCCGGGCAGGCCATCGGGGCGCCCACCGGCGTCGTCTGGCTCTTCTCCGGCTTGGTCACCGAGGTCATCACCGGCGGCCTGACGGCCCAGATCAAGATAGATTCGCACCTCTACACCCTGGACCGGAAGATTCCCCGCAACCTTTACCAGCACCTCTGCAACCATGTCCTCTACGGCCAGGACTGCGGGCTGAACGGGGCCTCGTATGCGGTGCCGGGCGACGCCCAGGCCGGGAGCACCATCTTTCAGATAGTCACCAACCTGACCGGCTATGTGGCCGGCTATTTTAGCCTGGGGAAGCTCCAATTCACCTCCGGGGCCCTCCAGGGGACCTGGATCGGCATCCAAACGCAGGTGGGCGCCGGTTCGCAAGCTGTGACCTTCATCCTAACGCCGCCGCTCCTGGCACCGCCGGCCCCGGGCGACGCCTTCACCGTTTGGCCCGGCTGCGACCGGGCGCTCAGCACTTGCCGGAACAAATTTAACAATGTCCTCAATTTCCGCGGTTTCCCCTGGATTCCGGTGCCGGAAACCGCGGATTAGGGGCAGGGGCGGGTTTTAAACCCGCCCCTACACCGAAAACCGGAAACCGGAAACGGGGTTAATATGACTATCCTGGAATCAGCCCAGCGCCAGGCGGTCCTCTCCGTCGCCGAGTCCTGGATCGGCACGCCCTTCCATCACCAGGGCCGGGTCAAGGGGCGCCAGGGCGGCGTCGATTGCGCCATGCT